TGTTTTAGGTTCACTAAATATGTATTCAAAATGGTCACCACCGCATTACGAACACATAAAAATGCTTTTCAAAAAACCGTGGAATTATAATTTATGAGTAAATGTGCTGTTATAACATCTAGGAATGATGACTACGGTGGCGATTTAATACACCGTGCAACACTTTGTTTGAACAACTTACTCAGCACATTTGATGCAGTGTTTTATGTAGATTGGAAATGTGTGCATGATGAGTCACTTATTGAATCGTTACCTGAAAGTATCCAAAAACACCCAAATTTATATAGTTGTAAAATAACCAAACAATTCATTAAAGATAATATACCTGCTGTATATAACATACCCATTGTAGAGGTATTAGGTAGAAATATAGGTGTAAGACAGGCATTAGAAAAAGGTTATGATTGGATATGCTCTACTAATATTGACATAATGGTGGATAATTTCAATACATCTAGTTTAGATATTAACACACTTTATTCTGCAAGACGGTATAATGTTCCAAGAGAAATGCATTTAAAGACACCGTCAATTAATGATTTAATTGCAAAGAAAAATTTATTTGAAAAAGCAAAATTAGCTGTCGTTGATGGTAAAGCTGTGTGGGATTCAGGTGATATATGGTCTTTAACGGTAAGCTGTGGTGATTTTCAATTAGCACATAAATCGTTGTGGGAAGAAATCAGAGGATTTGAAGAAGAAATGGTAGGTAGATCATATGCTGATAGTAACCTAATGAAAAGACCTATTCTTGTAGGTAAACACACCACATTACTTGATGTGAATATTTTTCATTTAAATCACGGTACTAAAGGGTTAAGAGAAGAGAATGAACATTTACCTGTAAACGATAGATTTAAATATGTAAATAATTTTGTTAAGTCTAATAATACTAAAGATTGGGGTTTGTTTAAATATGTATTTTAATTTATACATATATACAAAAGAAATATAAGTTTAATAAAAATAATACAATAAGAGTATGACTACTATAGTAACCACTACAATTAACAAACCAACCGAAGCTACACTTAAATTTGCTAAAATAGCAAAAGACCGTAATTGGAAATTTTATGTAGTTGGAGACACTAAAACACCACATGAATTGTATGAAAAGCTAGACGGTGTAACATATTTACACCCTGAATATCAAGAACGTAAATATAAGCAATTGAGTGATAGTATTGGGTGGAGATCAATACAAAGACGTAATATAGGTTTTGTAGAAGCTTACCACGAAAGCGGTGCTGATGTTATAGCTACAGTGGATGATGACAATATACCGTATGAAAACTGGGGTAGTGATATATACATAGGTAATACAATTGAATGTAGAGCTTATAAATCACCATATAATGTTTTCGACCCTCTTTCAGTTACTGATCACGAACATTTGTGGCATAGAGGTTACCCGTTAGATTTATTAGATCAAAGACGTTACGTAGATTATTTAGGTGAAAGTAAAATTACACCTTTAATCCAGGCTGATCTTTGGAATGGTGACCCTGATATAGATGCTATTGCAAGGTTGACATACAAGCCTATTGTTAATTTTGACATGACAAGAACACCATTCTGGAGCACTTCTATCAGCCCATTTAATAGTCAAAATACTTTTATAAGTCGTAAGGTATTACCTAAGTATGCAGTATTACCTCATGTTGGTAGAATGGATGATATATGGGGTGGTTATATTACCCAACACTATTTTCCAAACAGTGTAATTTACAATAGAGCAAGTGTATATCAGGATAGAAACGTTCAAGATCTTATTACCAATCTTGAAAAAGAAATAATTGGTTATAGAAACACCTATAAATTATTAAATGATTTACCAAACTATATGAATTATTTACCTGATAATACTAAAATGTTTCTTGATATTTACTTTAATTCTTTTTAATATAACATATGAGTAAGACAGCTCTTGTATTGGGTGCAGGTGGTTTTATAGGTCATCATCTTGTTAACAGGTTAAAAGATGAAGGGTATTGGGTGAGAGGTGTTGATGTCAAATACCCTCAATTTGAATCAACAAGAGCTGATGAATTTATTATTGGTGATTTAATTGACCCTAAAGTCGTTAGTAGGGTTATGTTTACACCTAATCAGCATAGCGAATGTGATATTGAAAACACGTTTACCGAAGTATATCAATTAGCAGCTGATATGGGTGGTGCTGGTTATATTTTTACCGGTGAAAATGATGCAAATGTAATGTATAATTCTTCGTTAATTAACCTTAACGTTGCATATGAAGCTACTAAAAAGAATGTTAGAAAATTATTTTATTCTTCTTCAGCATGTATATACCCAGAACACAATCAATTAGACCCTCAAAACCCTAATTGCGAAGAAAGTTCTGCTTACCCAGCAAACCCTGATAGTAGTTATGGTTGGGAAAAGTTATTTAGCGAAAGATTATATTTAGCATTCCATAGAAATTATAAGTTGAATATACGTATAGCAAGGTTTCACAATATATACGGACCATTAGGTACATATACTGGTGGTAAAGAGAAGGCCCCGGCAGCCATTTGTAGAAAAATTGCTGAAGCTTCTGCAAATGGTGTTATTGAAGTGTGGGGTGATGGTACACAAACACGTAGTTTTCTTTATGTAAGTGAATGCGTTGAAGGTATTAGAAGATTAATGAACAGCCCGTTTATTGGACCTGTCAATATTGGTTCAGACGAAATGGTGACTATAAATGACTTAGTAAAGATGGTTATTGATATTTCAGGTAAAAATATAACTGTAAAACATATTAACGGTCCAACAGGGGTAAAAGGTCGTAATTCAGATAATAGACTAATTGAATCTGAATTAAAATGGAAACCTAATTTCCCTCTTCAAAATGGTTTGCAACACACGTATCAGTGGATTAGTAAAGTTGTAGCTTTACAATGAATATAACTTACGTTGTTAATAGTAATTTTTCTTTTTATGAAAAATCTACTAAAGTTTTATTTGATAGTATAGATAAGATAGACCCAACTAGACGTAACAACTTTACCGTTATAGTAGGTGAATCACCTTATACTGAAACAAAATACATAAATTCAGTAAAACATTGTTTTGTTGAATATGGTGGTATCGACTTTACCGCTGCTTATTATATTGCCTGTAATCAGGATCAGTTTAAAGGTTATGTGTTTTATACACATGATACTGTTTATATGGGTCCTAATTTTTTTAATTTAGTTACTAAAAATTTTAGGGGTATTCATTACAAAAGATTGAGAACCAGATGGGGTATGAATATAGGTCTTTTTCGTAAAGATACATTTATACGTTATAAAAATATTTTAGAAACATTAATTTTTAAAAAATTTGATGAAGAAACAAAACGGTACTATAAAGTTTTAGGTGCTAGATATGAGGATATAATTTGTAGAATGGTTGATGATGATTCGGAAATATTCGAGGAACAACATATTAGTGATACATATCAAATAAATGACGACGAACAATATTATCAAACCGATGTTGATATATACAATACAGGGGTGTTACGTAATATTATTTACATACCCGAACTTGATTTTTATAAAATAAAAGCTAATATGGGTTCAATAGATCATGATAAATGTGTAATAAATTTATGACAAATATTCAAACAATACAATACACTCAACATCATTTTAAGACTGAAGACCTACAAAAGGTTTTTCAGAAGTATAATATTAGACCAGAACACCCATTCGATGCAAAAGAGTTTATTGATGATATTCAAAAAATTATCACCTCAGTAACTTCAATTGCATACCCAATTACCATTGACAATGGAGTAGTTTATCATTGATTTTTTAAAGAAAAAATACATAATACAAGAGTATGTTTATTAAAACGAAAACAGCGTACGATGGTTTAATTCTCCACAATAGGTTTGCATATAAGTTTTTTAAAGATAGGGTATTACCTATTGGTAACATTATTGCTTTTAGAGGCACCATGGAGGTGCTTGCTGAAGGTATGATTGATCAGGAAGATGTAGATAAAAAGGATTTTATATGGAGTGAAGATGCATTAAATTTTCTTTGGGAAATACCTCTACTTGGTGATAATATATTTGGGGCTGTTTCATATCAGCGTTTGTTTTGTGCAAATGTTGGTAATTTAGTTGGTAAATATCTTAATGCAAAGGTTGATGTTAGAGGAGATGATATTTATGTTCTTAAGGAACATAAACAGCGAGGGTTAATAAGCCCTGAAGGTAAGTGTAGCGTTAGTATTACCCATGTTAAAAACGGTGCTGCTTTAGGTCATCTAGGTATTAATATTAAAGCTGGTGATCGTGCACCTGTATTTGCTTTTAGCACGGAACTCAACGATAAGCAAGTAGAAGACTTTGCAACAGATGTTATTAATTTGTTTTATGAGATGAACGATAATATATTTGTTGCAGGTACCAAGATTATATCACATTAATATGTTATTTGATACCTTAAATGATATACTAATATCTAAAAAAGGTGATCAATTAGATAACATAGATAATGAAAAAGAGTACAGCGGTTATTTAATTAACCGCTGGCTTTCTATGTATTCACCTAATTTAGCTATTATTATTAACGAAACTGTAAACAAATATTACAATAATTTTATAACAAAAAAGGAACATTATAAATTTTTATGTAAAATAATACCCAATTCATCGAGGAAGAAAATTGAATATTTCAAAAAAGATAAAGCTGAAAATCAAATAGATGATAAAATTATCGGGTTTTTAGCCAAAAATATGCAGTTATCAAAGCGAGAAATTTATCAATATGTAGATATGGGTATTATTGATTATAAATCTATTTCTAATAAATTAAAATATTATGAGCAAAAAAGCTGATATAGATTCATTAGGTCCAATTCAAAAGAGTCTTATTGATCTATCAAATCCACACAACCAATCTTTTGATTCTGTTTTAAGGGGTTTTTCGTTAAGTAAAATCTTAAGTGATATAATCTTAGTTGAATACACTGACTTTGGGGATAATAATGGTACCACAATATTACGTAATGGTATTGCAATACCATTAAATGCAACAACTCAGGCATGGAGAATAGGTAAAGTTGTATTGGCAGGTGAATCGGTAAATCTTGTTAAGAAAGGTGACTACATTTGTTTCCCTAATAATATGGGTGTTCAGATAAGTAATTTACAAGTTGATGAACACGGTAAAATAGATAAAGGTGTATTTCTTAACGAACAAAGAATATTTGGAGTCGTGAAACCAATAAATGAAAGTAAGTAGAGATCAACTCAAAACAATTCTTCTCAATAATGTATGTGAAATAAGATTTGAGAGAAGAAGACCTTTATTAGGTAGACCACCATTTAGAAGAATGATGGCTACTTTGAGTTACTCTTTACTTAATAGCACTAATGGTAGGTTAACATTAAACTTTAGACCTACCATTAGATTACCACGTTACAATCCCAGACAAAAGAATCTTCTTATTGTTTGGGATATTTTCATGCAGGACTATAGAAATGTAAACTGTGATGATGTTGAAATTGTTGCTACAATTCCTGCTAATGATAAATTTTGGGAATATTTTGCAAACGTATTGCAAAATATGACCCCACAAGAAAAACTTAATTTTCAAAATAAATGACTAAAGAAATAATAGAGTCGCGTTTATTGCATTTTTTACAAAGAAAAATTGGTATATACAACCAAAATAATAAACTTTTAAAGAGTGGTAAATTAACTTTGCTTAATATACGTGAATATACTATTCAATTTATTTTTACTAAACCTACCGGTATTTTTAATTATGAAATACCTTACCCCTTTAATGCAATTAATGAAAACAACACATTGACACTTGATTATAAGTTAAACACACTATCTAAAAACAACGATATTATAAACTATAAATTTATAATACATACACCCAATAAAAAGAATAAGTTTTACGATACGTTAATTTTTATTAAAGAAATATGAAAAAATTTTTTAGTATTTACTCGGGAATTTGCTATGAAATCTTAGATGAAGAAGTAGATTTATTAGATCAAGGTCAGATACCTATTAAAGAGTACCCTAAAGATAACTGTAAACATTGTTACGGTAAAGGTTATATCAATAAAGACAGTAAAACCAATGTTTACGTATTATGTAAATGTATGGTAAAAAATGTGGAAATTGATTTATCTAAATATTACATTGAAAATATAAGATTACATTCTACAAAATAAACTTGTTTCAAAATAAGATTTCAACTAGAATTATCAAGAATGTCGAAAATACTTGAAAGTTTTCCTACTGGGTTTACACCTACAACAGCACAGGAAAATGCTCTTAAACAAATTGGTAAGGCTATTGCCAACAAACAAAAATATATAATTGTTAGAGCACCTACAGGTTCAGGAAAAAGTTTTATATCACGTACACTTGGTAATTTAAGTCAAGATTGTACATCAGAGTTTAAAAGACTTATCGAATCGTATGACGCATTCAAAACTGATCAGTATGGTGATTTTTTATATGAAGCTGATTGTCTTTTAGAACCACAACACGGTGCATTTGCACTAACAATTACCAAACAGTTACAAGATCAGTATCTTGAACTATTTAATGATTCACCAAAATTAAAAGGTAAGTCTAATTATAGGTGTAATGTAGATGAAAATTTTGACGTAGAAGCCGCACCATGTATTCTATCAACCACTCTTAAAAATAACTGTTGGTCTAATAACGTATGTAGTTATTACAATGAACGTAAAGCTTTACTAACATCAAAGTTTGGCATTTTAAATTATAGTATGTTTTTAGCTTTACCATACCATGTAAAGCGTAAAAATTATATTGTTTGTGATGAAGCCAGTGAACTTGAAGAAGAACTTACAAATAGATATGGTCTAAATTTAGATTACAATAAACTAAATTTAGCAGGTATTAAAGTTAAGAAAGTTACTTCAGATAAATACGATACAATTTATAGTTGGTTAACTCAACTTAATATTGCTATAACCGAACAATGTGAATATTTAAAAGAAAAAGCATCTAGTAAGATAGCTAATCTAACAATTGGTGATCGTATAAAACTTAAATTTCTAGGTAATATAGGTAGACAAATTGAAAATGTTACCGATTTATGGGGTAAATGTGAGTTCATCGTAGACAAAACAAGTGAAAAATTAACATTAACACCTTTAAACGTTGATGTTTTAACGAAAAATATTTTTGATCATGGAGACCATATTGTTTTAATGTCTGCAACTATAACCAAACCAGAACTATTTGCAAAAACTCTCGGTATTAAAGATTATACATTTATAGATGTAGATTCGACATTTGACCCTAAAAAATCACCTATTTATATATCTACAAAATTACCGTTAAATTATGAAAATTTAAAGAAAAACTTACCAATTATTGCACAACAAATACAAGAATTGTGTGATAACCACCCTAATGAAAAAGGTTTAATACATACACATACAAGTGAAATATGTAATTATCTACAAAATAAATTAAAGGGTGATAGATTCATTTTTAGAGATGAAACTACGAATAACGAAAAGATGTTAGATATACATTTAAAATCATCAGAACCAACAGTTTTGGTGAGCCCTTCATTAGGATTCGGTACCGATTTAAATGGTGATAAAGGTAGATTTCAAATTATCGTTAAAACACCGTATCCTCCATTATCTAATAAGCGTATCAAACGTAAATTTGATATTGACAAGACCTGGTATGTTAGTAAAACCATTAATACTCTAGTGCAGATGTCAGGTAGATGTACCAGAAGTAAACAAGATCACTCTATAACTTACGTATTAGATGCTACAGCATTTAGATTAATTAAGGATAATATTTCAGTTTTACCCAAGCATTTCATAGAACGTATTGTATGAGTATACAATAAATAACTATGTGAAGTTTGAAACCTTTCATTTTGAAGTAAAAGATTTACTTACACAATTTTGTAATGCTTTTGATAGTATTGTAATAAAAAGATTTGATAATAACCGTAATGTTGTAAGTAAAATAAATGTCAGATACCTTTATTCACCAAAACAAAGGGTTTTATATGATTTAGTTAACAAAGCTCAAAATATAGATATACCATGTATTGCTGTCAATATATCGAGTATATCACGTGACGAGTCACGTGTTTTCAATAAGTTGGACGGGTTTTATGAAAATAGTGTAAGCAAATCCTATTTTTATAAAACCCCTATTCCTGTTAATATAGACGTATCAATGTCTATAATAACTAAGTATCAAACTGATCTTGATCAAATATTAACAAATTTTATACCTTATACGAATCCGTATATTATTATTTCGTGGAAAGTCCCTAAAGATGTAAACTTACCATATCTACAAGAAATAAGATCAGAAGTGTTATGGTCAGGTTCGATTAGTATGAATTACCCCACTGAATTAGATGGTAGTTCAAAATATAGAATAACTGCAGATACTTCATTTACAATTAAAGGTTGGATGTTTAGAAATGACAACAACCCTGTTGGTAACATATACACTATTGACACAAATTTTTACGGGGTAAGTGCAATAGATGTAGATCTCAATACAACTATTGACGATTTAGTAAGGTATAATAATTCTTTATCTGCATCTGTTGATACGTTGCAAATAAAGGCATTACCTGCTTTATCAAGTACTGAAACGTCGTTTATCTTTGACGGTAATAAAGCTACAACAACAACTCTGTATATAGGTAATTTACCTGTAATATTTATTAGAGGAGCATTTTTTAGTACATTACCGCAAATGGAATATACTAAAAAGGTGTTTTTATCTGCAAACACACTAGGAATTTTGCCTACGTTATCAAGTGTTAATTTTTACTCTAATACATCTGTATCTGCTACAAACCCACCATTTAGCGCGTATGAAATTGTTAAAAATGGTGGTAATATAGATTATTTTGAAAATGCTATATCTATAACACTTCCGCCAATTAGTTCTGCAACTAACTATAGTATAATAATTTCAAATGAATCAGGTTATAAAACATATATTACGGGTGTAATACAATAATAACTTAAATATATAATAATATGTCAGAGTTTTACGTACAACGTGATTTAGCAGATAAATTATCACCGTTTATTCCTTCTGACGGTTTAGCGATTACCCAAACACCGACACCAACAAATACACCCACTCAAACTAAAACTTTAACTTTAACACCAACAGTAACAAATACACCAACAAATACACCAACTAGTACTCGTACTCGTACATCAACTTCTACTAGGACAGCCACAGCTACTAATACTCGTACTAATACTGCTACACAAACTTCAACACGCACTTCAACTTCAACACAAACTTCGACACCAACTTATACTGCAACGAATACATCGACACGTACAAGTACATCTACAAGAACAAATACAATAACGAGTACAGCTTCAAATACACCCACCAATACTAGAACACCTACACAAACACCAACACAAACATCAACTAGAACACCGACAAACACAAGAACTTCAACATCAACTCAAACAAAAACATCTACAAATACACCCACACAAACAGCTACTAACACAAGCACAAGAACCGCTACAAGCACACGCACCAGTACTTCAACACCTACACCAAGCGTAACAAGAACTGCTACAATTACAAGTACATCTACTAATACACAAACAAGAACATCTACATCAACAAGAACAGGTACAGTGACTAGATCTAATACAAGTTCAGTTACAAGAACACCTGATATTACACCTACATCGACAAAAACTTCCACACAAACACCTACTCAAACTCAAACATCTACACAAACACAGACACCAACCCAAACAAGAACAAGCACTCAAACTAAATCTATAACTCAAACAGCAACACAAACTAGAACGATAACTATAACTAGAACGTCAAGTAATACAAGAACAGCTACCAACACAAGAACAGCTACAAATACAGCTACATCTACACAAACACAGACACCAACCCAAACACGTACATCAACACAAACAAATACAAGAACAGCAACAAATACAAGAACAGCAACATGCACTCAGACATCTACACGTACACCAACCAACACAAGAACGTCAACCCGTTCTTCCACCCCAACTCAAACAAGAACACCAACCAATACGAGAACAAGTACAGGTACCCAAACTTGCACACAAACGAGAACATCTACCCCCACGAGAACATCTACCCCTACAAGAACATCCACACCAACAATTGGGGTGACTGCTACAGCTACACCAACAAGTACAAGAACAAGCACCGAAACACCAACACAAACTCAAACACCTACCCAAACGCAAACAGTTACGCAAACAAGAACACCTACAAACACAAGAACAAAAACATCAACATCAACCCAAACTCAAACAGGTACAAATACAAGAACACCAACAACTACAAGAACAAAATCATATACACCTACACAAACACCTACACAAACACAAACATCTACACAAACTCAAACATCAACACAAACCCAAACACCAACGCAAACACCAACACAAACCCAAACACCAACGCAAACATCAACACAAACTCAAACACCTACACAGACTAGAACAGCTACCAATACAAGATCACAAACATCTACACCCACTAATACACCTACCCAGACAAGAACACCAACAGCAACACAAACATCTACACAAACACCCACGCAAACAAGAACAAATACCCAGACACCTACACGCACAAGAACAGCAACACAAACAAGAACAGCAACACAAACAAGAACAGCAACACAAACTTCTACACGCACAAGAACAGCAACACAAACAAGAACAGCAACGCAAACAAGAACATCTACACCTACAAGAATAGCTACTCAAACCCCGACGCGAACATCTACACCTACACCGACCCCATTACCACCATGTAATGCACCTAAATTACTCACATGGTCAGTATTAAACAGTGAAGGTGGCGATGTTAATGACCTTACATGGTCGATAAACAACCCTGATGGTGTTATTATTAGTTTTCAACCTCAGCCATTATATATACCATTTACAGAAACTAGGTTATTGGGTACAACATATGGTTGTTGCGATTCAATACTTACATTCCAAATTACATTTAATTGGACAGATCCTATTACAAGTTTACCAAAATATAGGCTAGCACCTATAGATGCAACAGATTATTGCTTACCCGGTATAGTTAATACATACACAGTGGTTCTATCATAAATAATTAAACAAAATGGGTAACAATTACTTTAAGAAAAATAATTTAATAGGTCTTTTGAAACCATTTGGGAGAGATGGTTTTATAGATGTTACATCTACATGTACACCCACTCAAACACCTACAAATACCGCAACACAAACTCAAACTCCAACTCAAACAAAAACAAGTAATACAACCAAAACTCAAACACCTACACCTTCTGTAACGAGAACAAGAACAACAACGCAAACAAGAACACAAACACCCACAAAGTCCCGTACACCTACACCTACACAACATGTAACTTCCACCGTAACACCAACACCTACAGCAAGCAACACATCAACCCCTACACCTACTAGTACAAATACACCTACAAAGTCACGTACAAGAACAAGAACACAAACTAGTACAAGAACATCAACTTTAACTAGGTCCAACACCTCAACACAAACAAGAACATCCACAAGCACATCAACAGTTACTAAAACATCTACACCAACATGTAATATTACACTTACACCAACACAAACAACTACTCAAACACGTACTTCAACACCTATCGGTACAGCGACACCCACACAAACACCTACTCAAACACGTACCGTAACAAGTACTGTGACATCAACACGTACCCCAACAAGTAGTTTAACCAGCTCAAAAACACCAACACAAACAGCTACCCAAACAAGAACAGCTACATCAACGCAAATATTTACAGCTACTTCAACGCCAACAAGTACTGTAACACCGACTCAAACACCCACATCCACACAAACACAAACACCAACGCCTACTCAAACCCAAACATCTACACAAACAAGAACAAGTACTCAAACAAGAACAAATACTTCAACATCAACAAAAACGTCAACTTCTACTCAAACATCCACACAAACAAGGACGTCTACAAGTACCGTTACAAGAACATCTACCCCAACAAGAACATCTACACAAACAAGGACATCTACTCAAACGAGAACATCTACACCAACACAAGGTGTTTCTGCAACCCAAACACCTACACAAACAAGAACAGCAACACAAACCCCCACTCAAACTAAAACAGGTACACAAACCCAAACCCCCACTCAAACCCAAACCCCCACCCAAACACAAACATCCACACAAACACCAACTCAAACTCAAACACCAACTCAAACTCAAACATCAACACAAACTCAAACCCCAACTCAAACACAAACACCTACTAATACAAGAACAAGTACATCTACACCTGAAAGTTCACCTACACCTACACAAACACAAACATCAACTCAAACTAGAACACAAACTCAAACAAGAACATCTACACAAACAAGAACAAACACTCCAACACAAACTCAAACACCCACACAAACTCAAACACCAACACAAACAAGAACAGCCACCCAAACGAGAACAAGTACATCTACACCTGGTGGTTCACCCACACCAACTCAAACGCAAACATCAACACAAACTTCAACACAAACACAGACCCCCACACAAACAAGAACACCAACTCAAACAAGGACTTCAACACAAACACCAACTCAGACTCAAACACCTACACAAACTCAGACACCAACACAAACAAGAACAGCTACACAAACAAGAACTTCAACACCAACACAAACAATAACATCTACTCAAACTTCCACCCAAACTCAAACACCAACCCAAACTCAAACTCCAACGCAAACACAAACACCTACACAAACAAGAACACCTACACAAACAAGAACAAATACCCAAACGAGAACAGCTACACCTACTTCAGGGGTTACTGCTACACCTACACCGACTCAGACATCCACACAAACTCAAACATCTACACAAACACAAACACCAACTCAGACTCAAACACCCACACAAACTCAAACACCAACACAAACACAAACATCAACACAAACACAAACATCAACACAAACACAAACACCTACACAAACACCAACTCAGACTCAAACACCTACACAAACTCAAACACCAACAC